ATAGAACAGCCTTGGTTGCGTTTGTTCAGTGCTAGGTATACAGATGCAGCCTACAGCCGTTTAAATTGACTGTAGGCTGTTCTGGTGGGTTCTAGCCAGTGTTCTCTACGTTGTTACTTGAGGTATCAGCGCCACTTGGAGCTAACGCTGTGCCTTCACCGGCTGTTGCAAATCCAGCGCCACTCTTGGATGTATTACCAGTCAAGAGATCAGTCTGAACTTCCATATCAAGTGGTAATGGGTCAATACCAACGGATTCACGTACAGAGTTCAATACTTCACGATCTAACTCAAGTAAACCAGTACTTGCATATCGTTGATAAGCTTTTGAGACTGACTCAAGATCGGTGTCATCTAGATTATCAAAATCCAGTTTACCCATGCGTTCTAAGCTCCAGTTATTGAGCGAATACGTTTGTTGAATCAGTTCTTTCTGAATAACATCACGAATTGATTTAAGCATCATCTCTGCTGCTGCACCTGACATACTGTTCTTAAGCGAACCAAGAGCAAATGAGCCAACTTGACTCTGTCCAGTAAGTAAAACTTCCGAAAAAAGACTTGTGACGATGGAATTCTTGTAGTACTCCTTAACTTTAGAAATGTCAAATTGTTTTCGACCGTCAGCAGACAGTAACTCCAGTTTAAACAGAGGTTGTTTAGATACTTCGCAATAAGACAACGGCAAAATCATTGCACTCTGCTGATTCATCTGCAAGTTCCGCATAGCATTCTCGTAATAAACGCGAATAGCCTTCTGCGAAGGACTTGCATCTTCTGAGAGATACTGCGGAGGAATACTCAATACTGGTAATCCAGATACATCCTTGGCAATACTCGTAGCTTCCAAATCCTCCAGAGCAGTCAAGAATCTCCACGCTAAATAAGCTTCACGTAATGGGGATTTACCAAAAGGATCACCACGGTGTTTACCTGAACGGAAAAGGAGGACTTTACTTCTTGGTAGCACTACTTCATTAGCTACACGATTGGAGAAACGGTTATAAGTATCAGTAACGCCAGATAAATTCTGCTTAACACCAAGGATATCATTACCGTCTGTACTGAAGATGAACTTCTCAATAGTCTCTTGAGCGCGAATAGGGAGTTTCTTCCATCCGATTAAACCATCGTTATACAGACTACCATTAGATGTGTAGCGTTTACGGTAGACTTTCTCGTGCACAGAGAAACCAAAGATATTCATGCTCAGTACATCACGAATGAACTCACTCCATGTACCTTCCATATCGTGCATCATACTTTCAAGAATTTCGCACTGTTTCTTCTCTTCTTCAGTAGCATCTTTAGGAGGTGTAATACTCCATTGAGCCTTACCGATGATATTGTCAAATAAAGTCATAGCTGAATTGACAGTACCATGAGCATTCATTTGTTTGAAGGTATTGATACTGGAAGGCCAGTTCAATTCGCGTTTTAGCTCTGCTGTGGATACACCATTGAAGATGCTCAGTCCAAGGTTTCCCATTTCACCGAGCTTAAAACGGTCAGGAGTATCTTGGGTTTGCATCTGGGCTTTATTGATTAATGTAGAAGTCTTTTTGGTTGTAGCCACTGTTGGCTCCTTTTCTTATTAAAATTTAAAGCTAGGCAGTGATTGAAACTGTTGGGCTGGGGCTTGACTGAAGTTATAGCCTTGGAATAAAGGTGAGGATGAAGTGTCGATAGAACTTAGGGTGAAGTCAGGTAGACTCACCACTTTATTAAGAATATAAAATGCATCTGATGTAGCATCAGCACGGTCATCATGTGTCTTATTCGTGAACTCTGTTTGTTCTAATTCATCAATATAACTGTCAGTCCAATCGGATCGAACGATGCTGACAAAACCCGCCTCAGCTACAGATGCAAAAGGTAAGAATCGTTGCAACTTACCCTTATCTGGACGAATCAACTTAACGATGAATCCGCGCTCCCCTAGTTCCTTAGCCAAGTTACGGCAATATGCACCAGCGGTAGCACCGGGATCAAGAGGTAGACCAATAATACAATCACGACCATCTTGTTCTGCTGTTTGAAATATCATCTTTTCTACATCATGAACACGCTTACGCATAGTAACCACATGTTCTACTGTGTACTGACTTGTTGCATCTTCTTTTGATAATAGAACACCAGCAGTTGCATCACACCGAGGTTTAGCTTCAGAAATTTCTGAGAATGCTAAATCCCATGCTCTACACCTACGCCTAGCTCTAATGTTAGGTTGAGTTACAAACTCTAACCACTCTCTTTTAAAGAATCCACTTCGTTGTTCCCTGACCCAAGCACCATATAATAATCGTCTTGATTCAACAGGAGGTAGTGCCTTTAGTGTAGAAATGTAGTCCTTATTTTGTTCGAGTCCTATAGGATTATCGTAAATAGTACCGGGTATATACCTATAGGACTTAACTGGATTTTCCTTACCACTACCATGCACTTTATGTGCTTCATTTTTATCATCGTAGAATATAATCCCTGATGAATCTTTTACAAAGTACCTTTCTTCATAATTATCTTTACGGATAGGTACTAGATTCTCATCCAACATATGCTCAACAAACTGCATTAAAAATGAAGCAGGGTCAGGATTACATGTTGCATGGGCTTGCAGTGGGTAAGTTACACGAGTTGAGCGCAAACGGGATAACGCATAGAACACGTTATCACCATCTAGCTGTTGGCACTCATCAAATGCCATACGGGAATACTCACGACCTTGCAAATTCATCCTGTCTGCTGGTTTATCTAAATAAGTGAATTGAAGTTCGGCACCAGATGAGAATACAATTGTTAAATCTCTACTTTTAACTCTCATTTTAGGGTCAATCTTAGAGTACAAATTAATTGCAGCATCAAACAATCCACCAGAGCCAGAGAGCATCTTTGTTGATTTACGGATAATCACAGCCCTTGTACCGGGGTCTGAGATGATTGGGAGCATACTTCCAAGTAAACACATTGACTTACCCGCAAATGCTGCTCCACCGTATAATGTGAACCAACTAGTACTCGTTAAAAACTGAGACTGTGGTTGTGATGCTGGCGCAAATACTACATTACTCATTTAGCTCCTTTATTTTGTTATTCTTCAATTACCTTCGGTGGTAGAACATGTAATGAAAAAGTCGGAGTATTTGGCTGTATCTCTACGCCCTCTTCCTCGTCATCACCATCGTACAAATCACCAATCAATTCCTTGTATGCATTCAGAAGAATAACCGCAGCCTTTAACTGATTAGCATGGGCCGCAGTTTTGTCCTTCATTATGGTTGCGGCAGTCATAATACTCTCGGATAAATGAGGCTTAATCTTTCGTACTAGGCTCAATAACTCCGCGTTCTTTAATTCACGTCTACTCTTCTCTTTAACTCCGCGAATCCTGCCCATTTTATTAATCGCAGGATCAACCACTCCACCATTATCTGCTGTAGCGCGAAATACCATAGTTAATCTCCTTATCTAGCGCAGAAACGCGAATAGCCCCAAAGGGGCATTATTAGTATATATGCTGGTTACTCTATCCAGCGACACTCAACTAAGCCTATGTCAGCTATTGCTACCAATCACCAACTTTCTTCCGTAGCCTAGATTGGCAAATGAGTCACCTACGGCTATAAAATGTGCAGCTTACGTATCTCAGTATCCGAACCTTTCGGTACGTCTACTGTACTGCGAGGATTAAGGGTGGCTGCATCCTCCGTTGACCGTTCTCTGTGCCACCATCGTGTACTAATGAACTATTACGGCTCAGTACACAGTTAAATGTGCTGGTTACGACTTCAGCGATAATCTTTCGTGTTATCCGAGATCATGAACGCTTATATTTAACAGTGAATTTGGCGGTTCACTGTAGAGTGCAGATAGCACCCTTGAGACTGCGCTTAAGTTACGCAGGACGCCTTCTCCAAAGGAGATAACCATGACATCAACAGCCACTAAGGTAGTGTTCTTTTGTACCTCTCAGCAGGACTCGAACCTGCATCTATCCGCAATAAGCGAACATTCTACCGATTGAACTATGAAGGGTAACTAACCGTCTTTCTTTGCTGTGAGCCAAGCGACTAGTTATAAATGGCGGGCAGAGCACGACTCGAACGTACATTAAACGGATTTGGAATCACGTTGTTTTGCCATTAAACTATCTACCCTTAATAAACACAGCGGGATGATACACAAATCATTGAAGTTGCGCTTCGATATTTAACGCAAGCTCAAAAGCTAACCGCAACACCTCTTAATAGTCTCCAGTACTTTACTGTGGTTAATCATAAAATACAGCCTGCACCTTACCACTTGGGTTCATCAGAATGTCTAACTCTAGTTGTTCGTCAGGGTCTTGTTCGTCAGAACCTACGGAGTCCTCTGGATTCATCCATTGTTTAACCCGAAAGAGTAACTCCTTCGTTTCATCCTTGGTATATTGGTTATTGTACTGCATTTGTACCTCAATTTGTTATTGTTTTTATTCTTTTTGAGTAGCAAGTAGTTGCTACGTTATTTAATAGTGCCAGTGACGCGCTGGCTATGCGACAGTTCAATGGAAGAGTACATACGTTTATAAGAAACTAGACTTGTAGTTTTCTGTGCCGTAGCAGACTGAGATACCCAAGGATAAACCTCTTGCATATTAGCTAAACTACCTCTTGGTTTCTTACTAAGAATTATAGCACGGTAAATCCAGAAATGCTAGTGAAATAATTATTCAAATAGACAGTAAGTTTATTCATTCAAATAAACAATACTTAGTAAGTATCTTGCTGTAC